GGTTACGAGTGAACGGGTTAGCGTCCGCTAACTCTTTCTTGAGAATGTCCTTAAACCCCTCACGACCAATCTTAGCCGGAGTAGGCTTTGCGTCCCCCAAAGCATCCTCATACGAGAATGATTTATTTGTACCCGTCGGGGCAAATGCTTCCTCATAAGAAAATGACGCCATTAGACCGCCTCAAATCTGTCGCCAGTCCACATTGCCCGACCGCGTGGCGTGTTGTAAATCTGGCCGCGTTGTAATTGTGACTTGGGAGGAAGCCCGCCTTGCGTTGGCTCGCGCCCTTTGCCCCGTTGTGTTTCAGGCACTTCAATCTCAATCGAGCGCTGTGCAAGTTCACGGGCTTTGCGCTTCTGTTCAATAACCTTTTCGCCGTCGCCAATCTGCGGAAAATATTGCTGTTCAGCGTTGGCAAATTCAGCTTCCGTGATAACCGCGCCCGACTCACGACGCAGCACCGCATTGATAAAGTCTCGCTTGGCTTGGTCTAGGCGTTGTCTGCTTTCAGGTTGGAGCGCATTGATAACCCCGCCAATAAGCGGGGCGCGGGAACCGGGAACGGATGCGTTTACGCCGTCTTTTGCGAGTTCGCCAAAAATCTGTTCTGCCGCTCCCATACGATTGCCGAACAGCAGCGCCTTAGATTGTGCGTCCGTAAGGGCTTTGCCTTCAGCAGCGGGGCCGCCAGGGATTGGCTCTAAACGTGATCCGTCTTGCGTCCAGCGATAACCCGTTGGTGCTGGCTTTTCCCGTGTTTGCATACCCTCGCCGCGCAGCTTGCCGATTTCGGCTTCCATCTTCTGCCGCTTCAAATCCTGATCGTAGTTCGCCATCTCCTGCTGTTGGCTAAACGCTTGCGCCCGCCAAATAGGATTGCCAGCGTTATCGCGACCATATACAAAGCCGTCTTTACCCATCACGCCCTCGCCTAGACCGGGAACGACGACCCTTTTCACGCCTTGTCTGCCACCGTCGCCGTATGAATAGTCGATAGGATCGCCATCAATCGGAGCCGCGCCCATGTCCTTAATCGCGCCCGCTTGTAAGTCTACGCCGAACGTCCGCACACCACGAGGCCGCTGCGGTTGCAGAAAAGTTGTCGTTTGTCCGGTTGACTCGTCGCGCACGTAACCACCAGAGCGAAACTTTCCCGTGTTCTCGTCAAACAAAGCGCCGTAGCCTTGTTTGCTTGGGTCAACTTGAAATGGGTTACCAGTCGCGTATCTACCTTCCTCTTGGCCGCGCAAAAACTCTTCTGCGGAAATCTGCGGGCCAGTCACAGGGCGCACACCTTGATTGCCGACCTGAAGCGCAACTTGGCTCAATTCAGATTCATCAATACCGTTTTGCGCCAAGAACTCACGCAACGTATTGCCTCGCATGTATGCCATTAGACCACCTCAAATGTTATTAGTACGGCGCGTTTCATTCTTTAGGCCAGAAGTAAGAACCAAGCAAACCACCGCCAGCGATACCGCCTAATAGCCGTGGGTCAGCGTTGCCGAGTAGGTCGGCTTCATTACGGCGCATAGGGTCAAATGCTGCAAAGCGTGAACGAATTTGGTCTGGGTTGAATACCGCTGCTATATCACTTGTCCCAGAGAATCGCCCAGAATTGTCTGCAACATCACTAATCAAAACTCCTGAAGAACCCGAGCTTCTTGCTCTTGGTATTTCAGTAGGGTGAACAGACCTAAAATTTTTACCGCCTCCGCTTACCAAAGGCATCCCTTCTGTTTGGATCATCAATGGATAAACTGTTGATCCATCTGACGGTAATTTGTAGTTTAAAAAATCGCTATAAAATTCGTCACCATCTCTCAATGTATTAAGCTCTTGACGAATTGAAGCTGCACTTTTTTCATTGCCAGCTTGTTTTGCCTTTAAAAATCTGTCTAATATTTCTTGTCTTTTTACTTCAATAGCTGCTTTTCCTGGATGGCTTGCATATTCCTGCCAATTTAAAGAATAGCCGCTTGCGTTGTCTCCGCTTTTTGTTGCAAAAGTAGCAGGGCCAAAATCATCGCCTCTTTTTATACTTATAGATGGATCGAATGATTTTATTGTTGGATTTGGCGAGCCATGCTTCCACCCGTCATCAAAGCCCATAGCTTTCGCTCTATCCATCGCGGTATTGTTAGGTGGCAGACCTAGCCCGCCCTGTTCAACAGGTAGGGCTGCGTTACGTTGTGCGACTTGGTGCGCTTGCTCAAACTTGGTCAGCCCTCTAACGGGCGTAGTCGTTCCCGCAAATCCCATTAGCACATCGGCAAGGGCGTTTCTCGCTTGTTGTCCCTGCAACGTTTGCATGCCCTGCGGGGTTAGTAGATTAGGGTCGGGGAAGTTAGTGGCGATATTCTCGCGCACACGGTTGGGAGTGTCTTTAGCGTATTCCATCAGCACACGGGCTAACACATTGCGGGTATCGGGCTTAAACGACAGCAAGCCTTTAGCCGAGTTAGGTACGTCCTCCGTCCAGAATGACGAGGAGCCGAAAGCGTCTAACAATCCCATCACAACCCCTTAACGTAAGCCTGACAAGTTTGCGGCTTGCTGTAGTGCCTCAAGTACGCTTCATAAAGGACAGCGCATTACGCTGTTGGTTAAAGTAGTTGTTAGCGTTAGTCGAGCCGCGCTGCGTCTGTGCGCCGTAAGCGTCTGTAGCGTTACGCTGCAAGCCTAAGTTGTACTGGTTCTGATTGTTCAGGAATTGGTTGTAATTGCTACCCATACCCAAGTCGTAGTTAAACAGATTGTTCTCGCGGTCATTCTGGTTGCGCTGGAAGCCTAGCGAGTAGTCAAACTGGTTTCTCTGCGTACCTATTGTAAAGTCGTTAGCGTTACGTGTGCGAGTGTTCTCGTTCTGCTGTTGGCCTAACTCGTACTGCTGATCTTGTCCCGCAATACGCCCAAGGCTGTCGACGCGTTGGTTATAGCCCTGCGTGGCGAGTCCTGAACCATACCGAGCCAAAGCCGCAAGAGCGTTGCCGGAGCCGCGTTGTGCAGAGTTAGACCGAGCCGTAGCAGATAGCCCTTGATCGCGGGCAAACTGGTATGACGGGTCGTTCTCAAAACTAGACGGGTCGTTGAGAAGTGCTGCGAGACGGTTACGGGCTTCCATTACAAACCCCGACGAGCAAGAGCCGCAAGAGCATTAAACGCGGGAGCGTTGTTATCACCCATTGGCTGCATTTGCCGTTGTTGATTAAACCCGCCATCAAATTGATACATTGGCTGCATTTGCCGTTGTTGATTAAACCCGCCATCAAATTGATACATTGGCTGCATTTGCCGTTGTTGATTAAACCCGCCACCAAATTGATCCATTGGCTGCATTTGCCGTTGTTGATTAAACCCGCCAAATTGATACATTGGCTGCTGTTGATATTCCGGCATCCGTGGGCCTTCGCCGTAGAAATTTGGCATTTGTCCAAACGACTGAGAAATGCGATTACGGGCCTCAATCATTGATCGCCTATCCTCCGCATCAAGGTCTCGGCTACGCAACAAATTTGCCCTGTCTAACTCGGAATCTCGGTAAAACTCCGGCCCCGCGCTGTTAAAGACGGGAACAGAACCAGAATTAAAGCCACCCCACGCGGAAGTAATCGGCTTGTAAGATGACATTGATAAATATTGCGCGAGCGCGTTCATTGGCCTATCTCCATTGCTTCTAAACGTGGGTCGGTGTTTCCCGTGTGTTTGACTTCAAATGACCTACGACGAAAAGCCCCAAGCCGACGAAGGGCGGGGCGTTCTGTTGCGATGCTTAATCTGCGGTAAATCGAATTCGTGGTGTAGTCATCGTCACTAAACCGAATCATCACCGTATCACCCGTAGTTTCACCGACTAAACACAACTGACCTAGCTGTTTACGGTTTAGGCTTCCACCATCAAGCCTTGCCGTCCGCATGGTGAAGTTAATCGGCGCGGAGTTGTCCTGATACACAGAACTACTCATCGTTGACGTGTAGCCGTTCGACTCATGCAGGAACGTATTAGTCCCGCCCGCGTTCGCGTACTTGGTCAACTTAAAGTAGCTTTCCGTGTACGGCACTGCCGTAATCGTTCCGGTCGCCGGAGTCACGGGGCTGTTAGCAACTTCAATCGTAAAGACAGTGGTGGACACATAACTGATTTGAAATGTCCCGTTATAGTCCGACTGTGACGCCCCTGCGATAGTCACCGGATCGCCGTCACTTAAACCATGCGCGGTTCCCGTTGTGACCGTAGCCGTTGTTCCCACCCGCGTGATACTAGAGACGTTTACCGATGCCGCCGCAGTGAGTGTTGACCATTGCACCCAAGTCCCACTTTGTGCGTCATAGACTAGCGTTACGTTCAAGTCCACAAGAGTCAGCACGTACAGCGTGTGCCCGTCAACTTTCAAACCGTACGCAAAAACGGACGCCAATGTCGAAAGGTTCAATATCCGTTCAATATCCGGCGTTGATACTTTTTGTTGGTCTGTACCGCGCATCACATATACAGAACGGCCACGCTGTCTGACTTGTGCAATCCACATTAACGCGCCGTCAACTTCTGCCAGTGAGTCGCCAGAAGCGCAGCCAACCTGCGTGAAGCCGTTATCGACCGGAGAAAACGGGGAACCGGGCGGTTCATTCTTTGCATCGTAGAAAAACTCTGTTGACCACTCTTTGAATGCAACAAGGTAATTCAGAGACTTCGCTATCGCCTTGCCCGCGCCGTTTTCCGCTTGGGCGGTCACATATTCCAGCGCCGTCCAGCTCGCGGGGTTATCTTCCGCCGAGTTGTAAATCACGCCGTTAACGTCCATCACGCAGAAATAGCCGTTTAGGTACGCAATGCCGGGGACTGTGTTTCTCCCGCCTGAAGCCGTTATTGTTCCAGTAGCTGGTGTTGTAGGGCTCCCCGCAATGGTAAAGGTAAACGAATAGCCCGTGGCGCTTCCCGGTGTTCCTGCAAATATCGTGCCAGTTGCGGGAGTTGCGGGGCTTGTGCTGGTGCTGGTTGTTGTTTGGGCTAACGGAATCTCGTAAGTAAATGTTGTTGCGCTTGTTACTGTGATTGGGAACGACCCGTTATATTGATATGGCAATGCGCCAGAAATTGTTATAGTTTTGCCAGCGCTGTAATAATGGCTTGAAGAAGTTGTTACCGTTGCCACACCATTACTAGATGTAATTGATGATACTACCACAGCGGCTAACGTAAACTCACCTTCGACCAGAATTTGCCCAAGACCCGGAAAATATCCATATGTGTAACTGTTCGAAAACGGGAAAACAGCCCCCGCCGCCGTAAAAGTAAAATTGTTTCCGCTTGCAGTTGCAACTGTAAACGGCCCAAGCGACCCAAGATTTCTTAAAACCCAGCCATCAAAATCGTTTATAAACGTAAACACCATGCCCACTTGCATGATCGTAAGCGAAACACCGTGTACCGTTGTGGGCGTCCCAACGGTATTTATTAGACCGCTTACATAATATCTGTTGAGGTCTGTAATTACTGGCGTACCTGTCGCTGGACTGGCAATCGATTCCGTTGCCGTTCCCGTTGTGGTTGTGTTGGTCGTCGTGACCGTAAAGCTAAACTGTGTCGCGCTAATGTAGGTGACGGTAAAGCTACCGTTGTACTCAGATTGTGCTGCGCCTGTAATCGGCACAACATCGCCAGTCTTAAAGCTGTGCGGTTCTGATACCGTTGTTGCGGTTGCTGTCGTTCCAGAGCGCGTGATGTTGACCTGCACACGTTTACTTGGAACGGTTGACGAAGCAGTAACCCCCGTTACCGTCTGAGCGCCGTTATATGCCGAAGGAGTTGCACCCGCTATCGTAACCGTTGAGCCAACTTGGAAGTTTGCATCCACCGGAAGCGTGACCGTTGCCACCGTTCCTACGCGTGTAAGACTTGTCGCCGTGACCGTGTACGTGCCGGGATAGTCCGCATCGGTGATTTGTGTAACCACACCCGCAGGGGTAACTGTCCACGCCTGTGATGCGTTCTTAAGCATCAGCAACGAGGACGCAGCGTTGCTTCCTGAATCTTGCGCGCTGAATTGTAAGCCAGCGTTAGTTGGGGAGAGGGTGGCAGAAGTTAAGGCGGGCGTGTAAGAAAAAGCCGTCGCGCCGAAGTTAATTACCATCGTTGAAGCAATGCCCGTTGCTGATATTGACAGCGTGGGGAACAATGCGCCTGTTGGTACGTTAGAACCCGAAGCGGTGTAAACCAAAACGCCATCACGATAAAACTTAATCGTTCTAGCGTCAGCGTTAATCAGCAAGCCCGCGATTGTAGTGCCAGAAGCAAACACCGAACCACTAGCAAGTAAAGTGCTGTTGTAATTTATCCTGCTATCGTTAAAGCTAGTCCTTAGCTGGTAGCCAATCGCGTCGGGGCTTTGGAAGGCGTAATTTGTTATATCAAACGAAGAATTTGCAACGCCTACGCATATCACATCGTTGATGTTGGATAGCGCGGTAAACCTTGCCTCAAAGTACCATTGTCCGGTTGTGATGCCCTGCGCTGCCCTGACTGAGCCGCTAGTCAAAACGGATGCCGTAAGGTTGCCGCCGGAAAGCGTAATCGTCGCATCCTTGTCTGAGGGGTTTAGCGTAACTAACGGGTATGAGGTCGGAGCCGTACCTTGATTAAAATAATCCCCAATCACGCTATTAAGTACGCCCGACCACCAGTACAAAAGCTGCGCGGTTCCCGTCCGAATCAGCGAGCCAATCGCTAAGCCTGGACGCTTACGAACTACCGAAAACTCGCCAATAGCCTCAACCAGTCCATTTTGAACGCGGCCACCTTTAGCTAATGTACCGTCTTCAGACTGGATAGATGTTGCTAAAGGCGTTCTCACGGTTCGTCGGTAATGATGTTAGAACGATACACGCCAATCAAAATTGGCAGTTCAGTGTAGGCTTTAATTGCTTGCGAGTTCATGCGCTTGATATTGTTTTTTGTCTCTTTTGCAATTTGCATTAAATCGGGCGTTACTGTCGCCTGAAATTCAGGGGCAAGACGGATAGCAAGGTTGTACGCCAGCGCATCCTCCCATCCGGGAGGAAGCGTCACGGTATCCCCAAGCGCGAAGGCTAAAACAGGTGTACGAGTCAGCAGAACAAGCGTAGAGCCAGTTGTGGGTACGGGATAGACGTATATTGTGCCAGTTGGCATTGACGGCTGATAGTAGGCAAATTCCGGCCATGTCGATGACGAAGCCTTGGCACAAATGGCCGCGTACTCGAGCTGGTTAAGCATCCGGACGTCATACGAATAGCCGTTGTTCAGCACGTATGCGTCTAGTATTTCGACTGGCCGTGTTGTGGCCAAATTCCCCGCAGGGCCAATGGTGTAGCTTGACTGATTGGCGACTAGCGTTAAGTTTTCCGTGCGAGTCGCGTAGCACATCAGCCGTTCATTGCGCCAAGAATCCAACATGGCGTTCAACGCTTCTAGGGCGTCAGTGCGCTCTTGTGTGGTGGGCGCTTCGCCGGCGTTGGTCTGGACTAAAAGACGTAACGCACGGTCGATCAGAGTGGTTGAAGTAGCCATTATTTTTTGAACGGACGCCCGCGTTTAGGGGTTTCGGTGGGTTTCGGCAGATACCAAGCGTTCTCAGGCGAATTGGGGTCTACTTTCCAGTCGCGCTCTAAATGCAAGTTAAGCTGCGTGTAGTCGTAGACATGGGTTGCCCCGTTTTCTTCGTGAATCAATCTGAGAATCATTGTTTATCCTTCACGGCAATGCCTATTAAATCGAAGCCATCACCATTAACGTGTATTTGGCTAAAGCCTGCTTCTTTTAGTGCGTTTGTAAAGGTTTCAGTCACAAAACCCGTCTTGTGCGCCATGTACGGATGATCTTTTATGAGGTCAATCTTCCCATAAAACATATCCCTCGCGGTGATCGGCCCTGCTTCGGATACGTACAAAACATCTTCTGTTGGGGATAGTCCGTCAAGTTTTGGCACGACGATAATTGCAAAGCCCCCGGGCTTTAACACCCGCAGAAAACTCTTAAGCGTGGGTATTGCTTCGTACTGGTAAACATGCTCCAACGTGTGAGACGTAAACAGCGCGTCAAACTCGTCATCAGGAACGCCGACCATATCAACAATGGACGCTACATAATCCAGCCCGTCATTCGGAACTATGTCTAGCCGGCTTTCCTTGTATGCCGAAAACATCTCCGGCAGCGCAGCACCACCACAGCCCGCGTGGAGCATCTTCATGGTTTGTAGTTAATCAGGTAGTCGTGATACGTGCCGCCGTAGGTCTCGCCCTTCGATCCGTTGTGAACAAGATTCAAGCGGGGCGGACACCAAATCGCGTTACCCATCTCATGCCAACGGCGGCTAAAGGCAAAGTCCTCGCCGTACCAAATGCCGTTATGTGCGCCGTGGTTGAATAAATCCACGTTCCCCTCATCGCCTAGACGCAGTTCAGGGTATGCCACAAGAAACTGAGCAATTGCCAATCTTGACACACGAAGGAAGCCGGCAGGGACAGCGAGCATGTCTACGCAGCCATCCTCACGCACCATCGGGCGTTTATTGGGGCCAAGTAACGGTATGCCCATAAAGCGCACTTCGTCGTGTGTTTTGTAGCGATAATTCCCCGCTACAACGTCGCCCTCTGTTTCGAGAATGGTAATTAAATCTTCGGGTTCCCACGACATATCGTCATCAATAAAGACAACGTGCGTAGCGCCCCATTTCAAACACTTACCCAGAGCCGTAGCCCTTGCCCCCGAAATGTAAGGGCAACCAATCTCCCACACAGCGGAGTGCTCCCACCCCGCCGCGTCAAGAGCAGGAACAGACCGTTCCCAAGCCGCTAAATTGGCTGGATTCGGTCTATCCCTAGTAGGGCTGCATAGAGCAACCCTCAAGCCGCGCCTTTCCAAAGTCCAAGCGCTTGCAGTGTGTTACCAATTTCGATCAGATATGCCATCTGCGCTGTTGACAGGGCGGTAGTGGATGCCGTGCCAATAACGGAAGTTGCTTGTGATGCTCCGGCGCGTTGCGTAACGGGGGTTGTCCCAAAAAACGCAATTTTGTCGGTTGAACTGATGCCCATTTGCATACCGTCCGGGCTGTTATAGCCCAACGATTCAAAAGATGTTGCAATTGCCATGATTTGCTCCTAAAAGGTGGAAAACAGGGGCCGAAGCCCCCGTGATTAGTTCGTGATACGCGAAGCCCAAGCCGGACGCATTGCGAGGAAGCCCCACAAGATGTCAATACGCATCAACATTTCGTCGTTGCGAATATCCGAGGCTTGCCACACACGCAGCGAGAGACCGTCTTGATTCATGCGGGTACACTTGATCGCGTCGTCCATCAGCGGCAAATCAGCCGTAACGAAGGCGAACGCCTCTTTGTGATACATGAGGTTTTGACGGTAGGCGGTGCTTGCCGTACCTACGAAGGTCATTGCCTTGCTGTTGAAATCGGTAGTTGCCAAGGCAGCACCTGCCGAGGAGCAGACGTTTTGCTTCGCACCGGACAAGAAAGTAGGCGGCGAAACAGCAACAGCACCAGTAGACGCGGCGGTAGCAACGAACTGTTGCAAGTAACCGAGAGACTGCTTTGTCTCAGGGTGGCAAGCAAACACGCCAGCAACGGTAAATACGTCGCCTTTGTTAATGTTGCCGTCCGTCGAGTTCATCGTGATGTTTGTACCACCGTTGGTCACTGCAGCCGAGGCCGATGTGTTAACGGTAACGTCCGAACCCGTGGTATGCGTGTAGGTGCGGTCATTCTCGTAAAAGGTCGCCATCTGATTCTTGCCAATGTAACCCTCGCGGAATGCCTCCTCCACTGTACCTTGTGGGCTAAACAGTGGCTTGATACCGTTGGTCAGGGATGCCATCGTGCCGGAATCCAACTGCAAGAAGCGGTTGCCGTCTTTCGGAGCCAAGCCCTGATTCAAACGAGCGCGGGCAATACCGATAGCGGAGGTGTCTGAGAAGCCAGAAGTCACCGTGCCGACTGCCGTGCCTGCTGTACCAGCGACGTTGTAGGTGGCTTGGGTAGCGGCCAACAGACAATCACCGTCAATACGTGAGGTCAAGACAGACATAGCGGGTTCAATGTAACGCTTGCTCAGTTCGTCGATAGACAAAGCAAGTTCGGTCGAATTGAAACGCATGTCAACGTGGTACTGAGACGCAACGGTCAACGATTGCGTGGTTTCTTCCTGGTCTTGCGCGTCCATAACACGCGAAGCAGTTGTTACCGTGTACTGGTTAGGATTACGCAAACGGAGTGTGTCGCCGATCTTTGCGCCTGTTTTGGCGTAAGAATCGTCGTAGCTGCGGGTAGTTGTACCCACGAAGGTGGCCTTTTCGTGCGCGATACGCAGCGCCTCTTTGGCCACCATATCAATGGTGCTTAATGTATTACTCATTTCTTTTCCTTTGGTTTAGAGGTTACTTAAACCGCGCCATCTCTTTGCGTCGATTAGCAACAAACTGATCCCACGGCAGATTAAAGGTGTCTGTCTTGACAGTTGCCTTTGTGCCATTGGGTTTAATGGGCGGTGGTGCGTTGGTTGGTGTGACGGGCGCACTTAACTTTGTCTCAATCTTGGCAATCTCACGAACTTGCGCGGCTGGTGACAGCCTTGCGATGCGGTTTACTTCGTTCGGGTTTTGCCCGAGGAAATAGGCAACTTCAGCCACCAATGGCGACTCCAAAACCGCCTCTTCCATCATCTGAGGCATGGCAAAGGTAGTCGCAACTTCAGCCCAATCGTCATACTTGCTAATGGCCTCATCAATCTTGGGGCGCAATGCTTCAGCACGTTTGGCGTTTAACTGCTGTTCTTGAAACTGCAGCAGTCTTTGATTCTCGTTGGCAAAACGCCTCTCGATAGCTTGATTGGTTTTCCAATCGGTTAGGGCTTCGGTGTAGCTTTCGTAATCTTGAAACTGAGACAGGTTAGGTTTCCCATCCGGTGCGGCTTGTGGCTTTGGTTGCGTCACTTCTAACTGACGTTCGGCAGCAAGTGCCCGTGCCATCAGTTGTGCGCGTTCGTTAGCCTCTCGCTCGAACCGTCGAGATTCTTTTGCGAGCCGTTTCTGAACGATCTTGTCTACCTCAGATTGAGATAGCATCTTTTCAGAGGCTTCCGGCGTTTCTGTAACTTCAGGAGCCGCCGTGTTTTCCTGAGTTGGCGCTACGGGTTCCGGTGTAGCTACCGGTGTTTCTACGGGCGCAATTGCGCCGTCAAATACATCAGACATTTACAGTTCCTTTTAGGAATCCTAGCTGGGCGCTAGTGCCTTTACTGCTTAGAAGTAATACGAGACATTCAGAATCGATGATGCGGATGTGCGGATAAATCTCAGAGCGGTTAGGTCGCCATCATAGACAAGTTGGTCAGGGTATTGGGCTAACAAAAATCCGACCGTGGACGTCGGTGCTGTGCCGTCATCACGCCAGCGAACCTCACCACCTTCGCACTGGATCACGGCGTAGCGGGCAGACAGCGCACCGTTGCCTGGCACTGTTGGGATGGTCAGCGCGGTTGAAGCTGCGAGGGTAGCCGCTGCAATCTGCTGATAGCCGCAGTTGTATTGTGT